GATGGACTGAGTGTGCGCGACTATGTTGAGTACAAAGAGGCAATGAATGCAATCTATAGCGAAGGAATAGAAGATTGCTGTATGACAGAAAATGATTTTGAGGCAAAGGTTGCAGAAATGCTCTCTATTAAGCTATAGCAAATATGGCGATAAGGGTTGAACCCATATAATATATGAGACGTATTGGAAACGTGCGTCTGAACGATGAAACGGAGGAGACACAATGAACTTTGTCTTCTGGATAGGCATCATTATTGCAGTGGTGCTTCTATGGTTTTGTTTGAGCTTTGCATTTAAGGGAATTGGCGGAGCTGCACTGCACTTGTATAATGATGCGAAGAAGGAAATCAGAGGTGAAAACTCTGATAAAAAACAATAATTTGTAAAGGTGGTTTGCTGATTGAAGGGAAAAATTGGAGCATTGATTCTGGCCGTGATTCTAATTCTCGGCATCGTGTGCTGCGTAGTATGTTTGGAGAAAATTCCTGCGGGCTATGTTGGTGTTGTGTACAATATGAACGGAGGAGTAGATGGAGAGGTTCTGCCGCAGGGGTGGCATCTTGTGCCACCTACTAAGAAAATAACCAAGTATTCAATTGGAATTGAGCAGTCGTATTTGACTGCGGAGGATAAGGGAGACTCTCCAAAAGACGAGAGCTTTAATATTCCAACGTCTGATGGAAAGACAGTGCGCGTTAACCTGGAATTTTCTTATCGTTTTGATGAGGCCCGAGTTTCTGAGACATTCGCGACATTCAAGGGCAAGTCTGGCGATACTATCAAGGACTCCTTTATTAAGCCAAAGGTTATTGCTTGGACTCAGGAAGTGTCTGCAAACTATCCCGTTACAGACATATTCGGCGACAAGAGGACTGAAATCAATGCTGAGCTAGATACATACCTTCGCGAGAGATTTGACCAGTATGGTATCATCATTGATACGGTGAACTTTACCGACATATCCGTGGACGATGAAACCGCATCGGCAATTCAGAAGAAAGTAACCGCTCAGCAGGAGCTAGAACTTGCTAATATTGAGGCACAAACAGCAAAGATTCAGGCCGAAAAGGACAAGGAAGTTGCCCAGATTCAGGCAGAGAAAACTATTATTGAGGCAGAGGCAAGCGCCGAAAAGGTGAGAATTGCCGCAGATGCCGAAGCCGATGCCAATCAAAAGATTGCTCGTTCACTAACTGGTGAACTGATTGAGAAAATCAAGTACGAGCGGTGGAACGGTGAGCTTCCTACAGTTTCAGGCGGGAGTGCCATTGTAAGCATTGGGGAGCCCAATAACGAACCTGCTCCAGCTGAATAACTAACGCATAAAAGTGAGGCATATTTACTCTTATCGCAAGCCTCACAAAGTTATGCTAAGCGCAACCATATGCCATGCGATTGTTTCCGTCGCTTTGGCACACTGGTTGCGCTTTTTTTTTATTATATAGGTGATGCAAATGGGTCGCAGAGTAATAGATTTATCTGGCAAAAAGTATGGAAATTTGACTGTCATTAGGCGCATTGATTCAGAAGATGAGCGAATTTTATGGGAGTGCAAATGTAGGTGCGGCAATTCTATTGTGGTGCGTGGAGACCATCTAAAGTCTGGCCGCGTAAGGTCATGTGGATGTATCCCGCGAGGGAAAAAGAGGGCCAGAGCTATGTCATCACAGGAGATGACCAGAACTACAGAAAGTCTTTTTAGACTAGAATATGACAAAGACAATCCATACCAGTCTCTCGCTAATGCAATTGTTGCAATTGCGGTAGATGATTATCGTTCTGCTTTGCAGAGTAAAAACAATGAACTAGAAAGTTCCGTAAATGAGTTTTTTGATTCTAACTGGTTCAGAATGCTGACAAAAGTTGATGCATCTGTATTGAAAAGTTTAATCAGAAAAGAGCAAAATGGCGAAATGAACAAAATAAATATTGCGGAAGTAGTAGACTGATGATGGCTTAATATGCGAATATATGAGCTGGCATAAATCGAAAAAAACAGAAGCAAATACATAAGATGGGGCGTGTCATATGGACGAAATTTTTGAGAAAGAGTGCACAGAAAGCATCGAGGCAGAAGATATTGATGCTGCCGAAGAAAAAAGCATCATGAAGCAAAAAGTGGCACAGAGGAGAAGGAACACTTTTCTTAAGCGTAACCGACTTCTGCGTTTATCTAAGATAAGCCCTTACAACCCACGAATTTATCCATATGAAAGGGAAGTGTGGGAGAATGACGACTGGAAGTGTATCAATAGGCCGTATGCAGTTCGCTCTCATAATTCAAATAGGTCTAAGTTCGCAAAGAGACGCTCTAACAAGCTGGTACGAAGGTACAATGGTACTTTTGTTGGAAGCAAGTATAAAAGAATGTATGATTTATGGTGGGAGGTTTACTGAGGTATGGGGAAAGCTTCATTGGGAAACAGAATGAAGAGGTATGAAATGGTGTCCTCAAATAGCCTAACACGTAGGACACCAGCAATCATTCGGATTGACGGTAAGGCATTTCATTCGTTTACGAAGGGAATGAATAGACCGTTTGACCCAGTATTTAGGAATACAATGGCCGAAACCATGAAAGAACTATGTCAGGGCATACAAGGTTGTGTGTTTGGATACACGCAGTCAGATGAAATATCGTTGTTACTAACAGATTACTCCACATTAGATACAGATGCCTGGTTTGGGTATGAAGTGCAAAAAATGTGTAGCATTGCGGCCTCCACTGCAACCCTATCATTTAATATCAATTTCATCGACCAAGCAAATGCTGCACAGCAATTCTACGATACAGAGGCAAGTATTGAGGGTTATATGAAATTTGACTATTCTGTGTATGAACGAAGGTTCAACAAAGCAAATTTTGATGCCCGAGTATTTTCGCTTCCAAAAGAAGAAGTATGTAATTATTTTATCTGGAGGCAGCAGGATGCAACAAGGAATAGCATACAATCAGCTGGTCAGGCTTATTTTAGCCATCATGAACTTCAAGGTAAAAATCAGACAGATATACAGGAAATGCTATGGAGTACACAAAACCTGAACTGGAATGACTACCCAGTGTGGTATAAACGTGGTGTTACTTGCTATAAGACACCCCAGAACATAGACAAAAAGACAACCCGCATGAAATGGGTAATTGATGATAAGCCTCCAATTTTTTCACAGGATAGAACCCATGTTGAGGCGTGGATATAGTACAAATTTAGAATGTACTTAGAAAGGAGAAACTATGAGCCATTATTCAGTTGCAGTTTTTTCAAGAAATGGTGGTAATGATGTTGATGAATTGTTGGCACCATTTGATGAGAACATGAGAGTAGATAGATATGTGTCTCATACAAAAGAAGAGTTAATAGAAATAGGCAAAAAGAACATACAAGACTATCGTGATTCTGTGTATGCAGAATATCTTCGTGACCCGGCCAAGTACCTCAGGGAACGTTGCGAGAATGACCCCGAGAATAGACACTATAGATATTTGCGTGACGAATTTCCACAAAGGCTCTCATGGACGGATGAAGAGATATATCAGTGCGAAATCGACGGATATGAACCTGACGAAATCGGTGATGATGGAGAGGTATACTCAACATATAATCCTCGGTCGAAGTGGGACTGGTATGAAGTCGGAGGAAGGTTTTCACATCTTCTTCAATGCAAAGAGGAAATTCCACTAAGAGACCAGGCGTATGCGCTGGATGTGGATTTCGATGGTATGAAAGCAAGAAAAGAAAAATCGCTTATTCCATATGATGAGTTTATCTCACGGAATACTTTTTGGAAGCCAGAATATCTTAGAGAGATGTATCCAGACGAGCAAACATACATCGCAAGTAGGACATGCTTTAGTACATATGCGGTTATTACGCCCGACGGGGAATGGCACGCTCCAGGTAAGATGGGGTGGTGGGGTATGAGCAGCGAAACCCCAGACGAAGAGAGGGAGTGGGATTTAAAATATTACGAAAGATTTATCGCCCCAGCGATTGAGCATAACTGGCATATCACAATTGTAGATTGCCACATATAAAGGAGAACCGCGTTATGAAGATTGACTGTTTTAGGGGAAGGTATTTCTTCCTTAGCAACTTCTTTGCGTCCGATATCAGATACAATGGAGTGACTTTTCTGAATAATGAGGCAGCTTTTCAAGCTCAGAAATGCCCTGAAAGAGCAAGTGAGTTTTGTGAGCTGAATCCATCAGATGCAAAGCGTTTGGGCAGAAAAGTAAGGTTGAGAAGCGACTGGGAATCTGTCAAAGATGATGTTATGTATGATGTCTGTCGCGCAAAATTTTCCCAAAACGCAGAGCTTAGAAGACAACTGCTCAATACAGGCGATGCAGAACTGGTTGAAGGAAACACCTGGGGTGATAGAGTTTGGGGTGTCTGCGGAGGCGTCGGAGAAAATCGGTTGGGTAGAATACTGATGCGCATCAGAGATGAGATGAGGGGACTGGATTGAGTATGCTGAAGACAATTTTGAGTGGTTATAGTTTGAACAGGGTGAAAGATGTGCTAGATGGCGATAATTTCAGTATCCGTGATATTCCAGTGTTTATTTTATGGGGGTTCGTTTTTCTTCTATTGGTTGTAATTGGGATAGGAAGTGTAATATACGCCTTAGCCATTCCAATTATTGCACTGGCCTCATATGATGCTGGTAAACTTTTGCTATATGTACCAGACCTACTTGTTATGGCGATTTGCGCAGCTTCGCTTTTTGGATTTTTTAAAGTGATTGCCGATGGGTAAAGCAAAAAGAAAGGCTAGACCTTCTATGCCAAAGTGGTACTGGTATGTACAGGACGGGTGCTGGTTTTGTAAAACACCTAATAATTGCAGTCAATGTAAGCCAAATCGTGAGTTCCTAAAAGAGTTTGGGGCGAAAAAGCAAAAGGGGAAAACAGCTGCCTCGAAGAAAAGTAAATATGATGAGCAATATTGAGCTATGTGATTCATATGGAATTATGTCTATAGGCAAGACCAAATTCCTGTTTGATATTGAGGATTTACATATTGCTGAGAACCGAGATTGGTATTGTGACAAAGACGGCTACTTAGTAAGTTGCTATTACTACAATGGAGCACGTAGATTTGTGAGGTTTCATCGTATTGTGGTGGGGGCAATGCCTCAAGAAATTGTTGACCACATCAATGGAAACAGGGCAGATAATCGAAAAGCAAACCTTCGGTGTTGTTCAAGGGCCGAGAATAGTAGAAACAGAAAGGTATCCTCTACAAATAAATCCGGTGTCACAGGCGTTTTCTATGACAGCGAGCGAGGAAAGTGGAGTGCGAATATTATCTACAACGCCAAAAGGATATATTTGGGGCGCTTTGAAAACAAAGAAGATGCAGTAAGAGCTCGTCTTGCAAAAGAGCAAGAACTATATAAAGAATTCACACCAGTTCATTAGGGCAAAAAGATTTAACTTATATTCTTCAATAGGGAAATAGTATTTCGGCCTGAAAAACAAGAGGAGAAAATAGAAATGGAACCTGAAGTTAGAAAAATATATGATAGATTCTACGATGACCAGACAAAACAACAGAACGCAAAATTGCTCGGCGAATTCCAGGTGATTGAGCAAATCATGGAAGATGGATATGATGAATTATTTATTGGTCGCAATATAGAGTCAGGAGAGATATGCCTAATAAAAGGATATGAGGTTTGCTACTATAACAGCGGAATGGGTTATGCTGTATATCCTTTGAAGAATTTGCTCTCACCATGTGATTTGTGTATATATAATCCACCGTCAAGTATGGATGGGAAACCTTGTAGCATATGTCCAGCTTGTGCCATTCCGAGGTGAAGAATGAAATTCTTCGTGTGGATTATCTTGTCGTCCGGCGAAACCTCAAGAAGATATAAAAATGGGACTTGTTATGAGGAAACCTAATGTATATTGATAAGCAACTTTTCGATTTGATTGTGGTTAAGCTTACGGTAGCATCCATTATAAGTTAACTCCGTTACATGGTTTAGTAACGGCTTTTGCATTATCACAACATTCATCCTTTGGATTATATGTATTTGTCTTGGAGATATATCATGAGCTATAAAGAAACTATAGCTCTTACACAAGAAAGCATCAACCTTTTTGAGGTCATACTTTCCACTTATCAGCTGGAAGCTGCCAGGAAAGGGTTGGAAATTACAATAAATGAAGTGAAGAAGTGTATTCCGACAAAGCCTATTCAAAAAATGGTCGCCAAATCGTTGCCCAAATTGCGACGATGGCTATTTTAAAAATCCATGGTATGAGTTTTTTGTCCGGCATGTAGGCAGACTCTTGATTATGAATAAATCATTTTGGATAAAGGGATGGTAATCAATGGCATATTTTGAAAACATCACCCTGGAAAAAGGTATGTACAACGTTTCAGGTAAGAACTTTACACAGGTTTTAGAGGAACTGGACAGCTCATGGAACTACCGTGGCACCCCTCTAGAGGGGTTTGACGCATATCATCGCCAGCTTAATCGCTACGCTATTAAGGTGAGTGGCCCAGAAAGTAGCCCTGTGGAGAGCTTCTTTCAGAACAGCAACAGCGCTGTCCTTTTCCCGGAATATGTGGCAAGGGCTGTACGGCAGGGGATGGAGAGCGTCAATAAAATAAGCGATATGGTGGCAACGGTCACGAAGATAGAGGACCTGGACTACCGCAGCATCTCCGCCGGAGTTGATGATGACCCTAAAGGAGATGTGGCGGTAGAGGGTGCAGAGCTGCCTAAGACCAATATCACCACTAACTCCAGGCTAGTAAAGATGCAAAAGCGCGGCAGGATGCTGACCGCCTCCTATGAGGCTTTGCGTTTCCAGAAACTTGACCTGCTCACCGTAGCCCTGCGGCAGATTGGCGCGTACATTGCGTATGCTACTACAAATGACGCAGTGGACGTGTTAGTGAATGGCGATGGCAACAAAGCAGGAATTGATTTCACACCTGGCTGCAAACCAGACTATACGGATTTTATCGGCTTGTGGGCAAAGATTTCCCCCTATAGCCTGAACACAGTGGTTGCTGGTACTGCTGCCATGCAGAAGCTG